AAAGATATTTATGAAGTCTTAAAAAAGAGGTGTGAAATACCTGATTCCGAAATGGACGAATTCATGTGGACTATGGAAAACACGTGTCGATTCTTGCTGAAATTGCAGAATGGCACTGTTCTTGCTAAGGACTATGGAAACGCCTCTGGATCTGGGTGTACTACTCGAGACAACATATTTGGCCATGTTATAATCTTCGCCGCTGGACTGTACGCTGCTTACAAGCAGAAGACCGGTGAAGTACCTCCTTTTTCACTCGTGCGTGATCAACTGGTAAACCTATATGGTGATGATAATGTATTTTCTGTTGATGAGGATTTCAGTTTAATGACTGATCCGAGCTTTTTAGCTGAGCATCTTGGAAATTATGGGTTGAAACTGAAGTTCTTCTTTGGTGGATTAGATGCAGATTTGCACACCCTTAGTTTTCTTGGAGCTTCCTTTAAGAAAATGCCATCTGGATTGTGGTATCCTTTGTACGATGTCGAAAGACTCGCCACTACTATGATCTATGAGAATGATACACTTTCACTCTCCCAACATTTAGGCAAGGCTTTTACGCTCATGGTGATGAGTCGTCCTTCTGAAAAGTTCGACGTCTTTCGCGATGCGTATAAATCCCTGGTTACGAGCGATTTAGTCCGTAACAATTTAGATGACCCTTCTATTTCAGCTTATGCATTTGTGGGTACACCCTCAGTCGAGGACATAGATGCATTTTATACTGGAAATGAAGCTGGGAAGAAATGGGATGATCTGGAGTTAGATTTTTCTCTGGATTTTCTCCTTTCCATTTAGATTGTCGAGGTTTGGTTATTCTTTATCCATAATTGCAGAATCTTATTCGGGGCGCCCCCAACAAAACTGGCGCAGTTTAAAAGATTTATCTAATGCAAACTCAAATGAGTAAAAAAGAAAAGAAAGTGCTACTCCGTCAAATGTCCGGATTGCCTCCTACTCAGCCAAAGGCTCCTAGGAAAAATAGACGTGGCCAAAGGCCAAGAAATCCTCCACAAAAGTCTGTTGTGTTCGTTCAGAACCAACCCCGCCGTAACGGCCAGGGACGAAGACGAGGAGGTCGTAGACAAAGAGGTGGAGCAAATAATCAGGTTACTGCTGCTGGTCATTTGCGCTCGTTCATCGTTCCAATCGATGAGCAAGTTGCGCTTATATCAGGCACAACAGGGTTTGGAATAACTTCTTATTCCTTGAATCCCGGTAATCCCACTTGTTTCCCTTTTATGTCACGGACAGCTCAAAATTATGAGCGATATGAATTCCAGAATTTGAGGTTTGAGTATAAACCGTCAGCATCAATGTTTGCGACAGTTGGAGCTCAAGGCTTTGTTGGACTTACTGCTACGATGGATGCTTTACAGTCTCCTCCT